GATTACGTGAAATACGGTCAATCTTGTACACCACGACATGAGAAATCATGCCGGATTTGACCTTTTCAATCATTCTCTGATACTCCGGACGGTGAGTGTTCTTGCCGGAGCGTCCCGCATCCTTGAATACTTCAAAATTTTCAGTTTTAAGAAAATGCTTCACATAGTTGGAGCATTCCTGAATCTGAAAAGGGATAGAGTCTCTGTCAGCCTGTTTCCCTGTTGAAACCCTGACATAGATAGCGACAGTTTTAGACATATAAAAAGCCCCTTTCTAAAAAAGAGGGCATGTGATATAATAAGACTTGCTTATGGAGTTATTATATTGGCCCTCGGGTTAATAGGTAACATCTATATAAACGCTCTGCAGTTGCCGCTGCAGGGCGTTTGTTTAGTTACAGCACCTTTTACACGGTGCTAAACCAAGAGACTTTGCCTCTTCGATGTCAATTTGAATAGCATCCTGCATACCACTACATGATGGAATAGTGTGATACTTTGAACCAGATGCTTTATAATATACAAAATCCTTTTTAACAATATCAATATTTAATACTTTAGAAAGATATTCACTGTCATCAGGAAAAAGGGAGCAGTGACGATTGAGTTCATATTGAAGAGCGTTATTAAGTCGGTCAAAAGGTGTTGTGTATGATAACAAACTTAATATAAAAAGCAATTCACTAAAACCAGAGGTCATTAAACCATAATCCGCATGAAAAATCTCGTCTTTTCGCAGGGTATTGCGACTCTGATAGTTATAAATACGACCGCCATGCGCGGACATATTTCTGTAATCAATACAAATGAAAAGAGTATCCATCATAAGTTTTTTCATGGAATCATCGTAAATAAAATCGTAGTGGTCATGGTATAAATGGGATATCATTTCATTTTGCTCAGGAGTTTTAAAGAATCCGACAAAATTAACAATTGTAGTAAAATATACCCCCTTAAAGAGTATCCAAGGTGGAACATCACCATACTTTGACATATAGTGGTGTATTGGATCTTTATCTGAATACAATGCCTTTTTTATCTTTTCTAAAGTTTCAGAAAGTGTAAATCTCTTTTTTCTACGTTTCTTATTAGCATAATTCCTATAATTAAGATATTTTGCAGAGGCAGTACCGAATGATTTTGAAATTACATCGGCAGCAGCTTCTTTAATGAACTCTTCCAGATCCAGCATAGCGGCCATGACAGAGTTTCTCAGATTCTTATCTAAAATAAATAAAGATAAAATTTGCTCAAAAGTAACGCCATCTTTATAATATATAGAATCATTGTACCTGATTATGTATGGTTCTCTATAGCTTTTGATTAGGTTTGAATAACCATATCTCGAAAGAGCACTAATAGCAAAAGCCTCATCTGATATTATAAGATTTTGAGATTTTAATTTTTCTAGCTGACTATATACGTCAGTATAAGTTATTTGTTTATTCATTGTAAAATCCTCATAAACGCAAAAAAAGCCTTGGAATAAACCAAGACTAATTTTGCGACCGCACAGCAGTCATTCGCTAATTAGCTACATTATAGCATATGAATTAGTCTTGTCAAGTATTCATATTAAAAATAAGATTAAAATTTGCGCCGGCGCAAAACTGACTATTCATCATGTGATTTGCTTAATTCATCCATTAAACCTGACGTTATTATACCGGCCGGTAAGGCTACAACAGCAATTCCTAGGAAAGATGAAATCATAGTAATAATTTTTCCGATTGTAGTTACTGCATACACATCACCATAACCAACAGTGGTTAATGATATCGTAGCCCAATATAGGGCATCAAAATATGTTGGGAACGTTTCTGGCTCAACATTGATGATTACCAGAGCTGAAACCAGAATATATGTAATAGCCATGACCAATATGGTAATAAATGTCTCTTTTTGCTTTTTGAAAACATTACAAATCATAGTAATGCTTTTAGAATATCTAACTAACTTTAAAATCTTAAGTAATCGCAGAGATCTAAATAATCTAAAAATTTTTAGTAACTTAAAGCTGCTATTCAATAATGTTATTGATGGAAGAATGGACAATAAATCAATTATCGCCATTGGAGTTAGTGGATATAGTATAAATTTATTAAGCTTATTACTAAGCTTATCAGCTACGAACCACCGTAAAATATAATCAACAATAAAAATGATAACAGTTGTCCTGTCAATTAATGTCATCCAGGATTGTTGTTTAACAAAAGCCAATGGAATAATGCTCATAATTATGACTGCAAACATAAATGTATCATAAATGGCATTTTGGTTAAGAATATTATATATTTTCTTTCGCATTGGAACTCCCTTCTACTTAATATCATAGACTTAACATATATAAGGGCAGGATGCATGGGATAAAACCTCATTAAAATTTTCTTCTCATTTCAATGACTTTACCAAGTATCTTAACCGGGGTAGTATCTATTTCTGATTCAGTAAAACGCATAGGCTCATATACAGGATTCTGTGGTATGAGAGCAATCCCTTCTGCATATTTCTGCAATCGTTTGCAAGTTGCATCATGTCCATTGACGAGAGCAATCACAAGATCACCTGATTCGGCATCATCGACACGTTGTACGATAACGGTATCACCATCATACAGAGTAGGTATCATGCTGTCACCCTTAATCAGCAGACCGAAGTAATCACCCTTTGCAGCTAAAGCGGGAGAAATCTCTATTTGACCGATTACTTCCTCAACAGCTTCTTTCCCATATCCAGCAGCAACACGACCGAGTACTGGGATAGTGTAGCCGGATTCTATTGGCACAGTATCTATATTTAATTTCTTATCTTCTATTAAATCAGACTTATTTATATTAAAGTAATCAGCCAAAGCTTGTACTTTTCCCATTCGAGGAATGGCTATTCCTTTGCACCATGTATTAAAGGTTTGAGGAGATACGCCAATTGATTTGGCAATTTCAAGCTGTGTCTTTTCACTTTTTGCGATATAAGAATTAAGGTTTTCTGAAAAAATAGCTTTTTGCTTATCTTTAACCATCTTTATTTCCTCCTTATATACTGATAATACAATTAAATTTTATCACAGTCAACAAAAAAACAAAATAAATTGGATTTTAGTATTGACATCAAATCTAATTTGATATACTATAAGGACAACAAAAGGAAAGGAGCAATAAGTAAGTGAGTAAGTTACAGATAAGTTTAGCCGCCGCTAGAGTAAATGCTGAAATGACGCAAACAGAGGCAGCAAAGGCAATGAGTGTATCAAAAAATACTTTGGTTAATTGGGAAAAGGGAACATCAAAACCCTCTATTACACAAGCGAAAGAATTGGCGGTGATATATAAAATACCATTAGATTATATTTTTTTTGCTGATTGAATCAAATTAAATTTGATATAGCGAAATAAAAAGGAAAAGATCATGTGGAAAATATTTTTTACTTACAGAGACAAGAGTAAATGCACTGTAAAAGGAAAAGGAATCATCACACCGGAGTTGGCGGTGAAAGTTAGATTCAATACGAGAAAGGACAAAACCATATGGGAAATCAAATTTATAAACAAATTTCGAAGTTTGCAGAAATGCAAAGAGATGAAATCAAGAGAGAAAAAGCAAAAAAGAAAAGAAAATCGGTATGTATAGATCCGGACTCTGTTATAGGAAAGGAAATAATGTACCAGACCGCATTACTGCATGAAATATTAGACGAGATAAGAGGAGGAAAAACCTCCCCTTAGAAAAGTTAGATATAAATATGCAAGTAGCATTTAAGAAAGGAAAAGACCATGTGGAAAATATTTTTCACCTACAAGGACAAGAGCAGGTGCACTGTACAGGGAAAAGGAACTATCACACCGGAGCTGGCAGTGAAATGCTATTACCGGTACGGACTCCATGCTGCAGAGAGCATATATCAGCAGTACCCCAAGAAAGACCATGAGCCGGTACCACTGGAAGAGAAGATGCGAGAGTTTGGTGTAGACGCAAAAGAGATGAAGACTGTAGTGCTGCAGACGGAAACGTTGCTGGACAGGATGCAGGAAAAGGAGAGCAAATGAGAATCGGACTGGAAATAGAAGTCTCGGACAAAGAACTACTCGGCAGA